TTTAATAATTGGCGACCAAGAAGAACAAGATTTATATTACAGTATATACATTTTAAGTAGATTTAGAAATATGTTATATTATCAAAACCCTATTAAAATATATAAAGTTTATAAAGAAAATAATCCTAATAATAGTAGTGTTAGAGCTTTTAACTATTCAATTTGGACATTTATTGCTAATATATTTAAAAATATGTTTATGATAATATTTATAATATTTTCTGTATTTATTAGTTTAGGTGTCGGTAGTGCTGGATCATTATTTGCTTGTATATATATGAATTTATCTTTATTATTCAATATATTTTACATTCCATTAAGTAATCAAATAGAATTTTTTGATATATTGAAAGAACATGGTAATTTATTAACTATTTTATTTTGTATGGGTATTGTTGGTTCCTCGGTTGTAGCAGAATTTGATCCGGCTACAGTAGGTGTGATGTCTGGTATTTTAGCATTAATTATATTAATAAAAACGGTAAAAGGTTTTAAAAAATATAGTTAAATATTTTTGAATTTTTGAATTTTTGAATTTTTGAATTTTTGATTATTAAAAAATTATTATTTGTAGTTAAAAACATATAAATAATAATTTTTATATTATATAATATGGGTAAAAAAAGTAAAACAAAAACTAAATCGGATTTACCTTTTGTAAGTATTTGTACTCCAACATTTAATAGACGACCTTTTTGGCCGTATGCTATTAAATGTTTTGAACATCAAGATTACCCTAAAGATAAAATGGAATGGATTATTATTGATGATGGTACTGATTTAATTGAAGATTTAGTTAAAGATATCCCACAAGTAAAATATTTTAAATATACTGAAAAAATGCCTCTTGGTAAAAAACGTAATTTAATGCATGAAAAATCTAAAGGTGATATTTTAGTTTATATGGATGACGATGATTATTATCCTGTTGAACGTGTTTCACATGCTGTTAATATGTTACAAACACATCCAAATGCGTTATGTGCTGGTTCTAGTGAAATTTATATTTGGTTTAAACATATTCAAAAAATGTTTCAATTTGGTCCATATGGTCCTAATCATGCTACTGCTGGAACATTTGCTTTTAAACGTGAATTATTAAAAGATCATAAATATGATGAAAATGCAGCATTAGCAGAAGAAAAAGCATTTTTGAAAAATTATACTGTTCCTTTTGTTCAATTAGAACCTAAAAAAACAATTTTAGTATTTTCACATATCCATAATACTTTTGATAAGAAAAAATTATTAGAAAATGGTGAAAATCAATTTCAAAAAACATCCTCACGAACAGTAGATGAATTTGTTAAAGAACCAGAAATGAAAGAATTTTATATGGAAATTATTGATAAATTACTTAAAGATTATCAACCTGGTGATCCTTCTAATAAACCTGATGTATTAAAACAAATTAAAGAAATTGAAGAAGAACGTAGAAAAATGGCTTTACAACAACAGGCAAATGGTAGTGGTAAAATTATTTTAAATCAAAATGGACAACAAATAGAACTTAATAATCAACAAATTGTTCAATTACTTCAAAAACAACAAGAACAAATACAGGAATGTATTAAAGTAATTCAAGAAAAAGATGTTACTATTAATAAATTACAAAAAGATTTACATAATAATAGTTTATTAAATGAAAGAATGAATAATATTATTAATATGATAGAAAATAAAAATATTATGGAAAATAGTGTGGAAAATAATGATAATTAATTTTTCACAACTTTCAATTTTATTAATATTTGTAAAAATTGATTTTTTTTAGATTTCATTATATAAAAATTATATAATGGAATACAGAGATCAATTGATATATATAAATGAAATTATTGATGCTAATTATACAAATTTTCAAAATATGATATATAATATTACTAATTTAAATAATAATATTGAATTTAGAGATGATATATTATATAATAATGAAAACTATGATTTTATTAAAATAGATTATTTGATAAATATATTCAATAATTTATTTATATAAATATAATATAAATAAATACATGTTGAATAAGACTAAACGATTATGTGCGAGTTGTTTAAAATTCAACTTTAATAAAACATTAAAATCTAGTAAAAAATATAAACCTAAATGGTTAAACAAAATTAATTATGTTGATAATTTTATAAATAATTATAATAATTATTCTAATTCATATCCAAAAGATTATAATAAAGTCATGAAATTATATGTAGGAACTATTAATAAGAATAAAAAAATACTTTATTGGGCAGCTAAAGCGCCTAACATTTCAAATATATTAATAAATGATGCTAAAACAGCGTATGGAAATTTTAGTAATAGTGGTGTAGCAACTATTGATAAATATGGATTTGCTACTATTAAATTTAATATACCACAAAATTATAAAACAATTGTTAAAAATGGTAAAAATAATACCACTTTTTTTAAACATATTCATTTTGTAATTTCTAATAAAGATAATGATAAATGGATTGATAAAGTTCATACAAAATTAGTTCATAATAATTTTGATTATAAAATTTTCATGAATAATTTAAAATCTAAAAAATATATTGTTTTAAATGTATTACCTTGTGAAGTATATGCGAAAGATCATATAGAAAATACTTTTAATTTATCATATAATATAATTAAAAAAATGTCTGTTAACGAACTGGAAAAATGGTTTATGGAAATAATTAATTTACATTATCCTTTTATAAATAATTTATTAAATAAAAAACAAATAGAATTATATGAAATACCTATTATATGTTATTGTGCTCATAATAAATGTAGTGCTTCTAAAATAGCTTGTGAGAATTTGATGAAAAAAGGTTTTGTTAATGTAAATTTATATGAAGACGGTATGAAAGATTATAAATTTCATAATAAATGATCAATAATATATAGTTTTTCATATTTTTTTCTTTTGTTATTTTTTTCTTTTGTTATATTAATTATTGTAATAAATGAAAAATTATGATATAGTTATTATTGGTGGTGGTATTGCTGGTATATATACTATGTATAATCTTAAAAAAAACCATCCAAAATTAAAAGTATTATTATTAGAAAAAAATGAGAGATTTGGTGGACGAGTTTATAGTCATTATGAAAAAATTGATGGTAAAGATTATGTAATGGATTTAGGAGCGGGACGTATTGGTTTCCATCATAAAAATATGGTTAAACTTATTAATGAATTAAAATTATCAAAGTATATTTTTCCTATAGGAAATACTAAAAATTATTTGGAATTAGATAATAGAACTGGTTTAGTTAGTGATAAATCGGATTTTAAAGAGAAATATGGAAACTTATTATATAACTTTTTTCATAGTAAAGTTTTTGAAAAAATACCTAAATTCCTATTAAAAAAGTTATATTTATTTGAGTTTCTCTCAAAGACTTTTTCTAAAAAGGATTATAAAACCTTGGAAAATAGTTTTGAATACAAAAATAAACTTTATAATTTAAATGCTCACGATGCTATAAATGTTTTCAAAACTGATTATAATCAAAATAGTAAATTTTTTATTATGAAAAATGGATTTTCTAGTATTATAAATAAGATGATCGAGAGAATCTCTCAAAATAAAAATTATATATTAAAAAAAAATAGTTTTGTTAAAAATATCAATTATAATATTGAAAATTCACTTTATGAAATTCATTATTTATTTAATGAAGATAATAATACTAATAATACTAATAATACTAATAATACTAATAATAAAATATATAGTAAGCATATTATATGTGCTTTACCAAGATGTGATTTAATTAAATTTAATATTATTAAACCATATTTAAATGAACTAAATAGTATTAATGAAATTAGTAAAGTTCGTATTTTTGAAATTTATGATAAAACTATTAAAAATAATAAAAAAAATGATAACGAAGTATGGTTTAAAAATATTGGAAAAACTACTACAAATGAAAAATTACAATTTGTAATACCAATTAATCCAGATAATGGTTTAATTATGTCTTCTTATAATGAAAATATCTCTACAAGAGAGAACTATTGGTATAAATTATATAAAAAAAATGAAAATAAAATGAGAGAAATATTACGTAAAAAATTAAGCATTATTTTTAATATAGATGTTCCGAAAAGTAAATACATGAAAATACATTATTGGCCTATGGGGGTAGCATGTTGGAAAAAAAATATAGATTCTTATTATATCTCTCAAAAAATACTTAATTTAATGCCTAATTTTTATATTTGCGGAGAGAATTATTCTAATTATCAAGCTTGGTGCGAAGGTGCGTTAATTTCATCTAATGAAATATTAGAAAAATTAGAATGTATATTGAAAAATGATAAGAAACTTTTAAATATACAAAATAAAACTAAAAAAAGTATAAAAAGTATAAAAACTACAAAAAGTATAAAAACTACAAAAAGTATAAAAACTACAAAAAGTATAATTGTTTAATATTAATATTATTAATAAATATATTATTAATATAATGAGTAATAAAAATTTACCTAAACTAAGAATATTATCAAAAGAAAATAAAAAACACGTATATAAATTATATGATCCACAATATAAACGTATTTTAGCAATTGAAGAAGGTATTAATCAAGAAAAAAATAAAACACACAAAAATAAGAGAGATGCTGCTAAAATGAAAAAATCTAGATTCAATGTACTTCGCTTGTATCGCAAAAATAAAGACAAAAAAGGTTGTAAAAATTTTACACAAGATATGATTTATATGGATAGAAAATATAATCTGGGAAAAACTAAGAAAATTTGCGGAGGAGCGGTAAAGTCCCCCCATAAAAAACCACAATTTCTTTATTATCCTGATGATCCAAAACGTTCATTTGATGTTTATATAGATAAAGATCCTAGTGACACTATTAATATTAAATATTCAAATATTGATGCTATAAAAAAAACTATAAAGAAACTTGAGAACTTATATAAAACTAATAAATATCCACATAAACGTATATGGCAAGTTGGTATGATTATGAAAGTACGTATGGAAGCTATGTTAAAACATAAAAAAACACGTTATAAAAAAGCTAAAAATGTGAGAGAACGTTATAATTTAACAAAAAAATATTTTAAATTTTTAGGTAAACGAACTAAAGCAAAAACTTTAAAAGAAAGAAAGCAAATGATGTTTTCATAATAAATATTTTGATTTAATATTTGTTATTTGATTTAATATTTGTTATTTGATTTAATTTATATTTTTTTATTTTTAAAATATAAATTATGAGAGATTGTTGTAAAACTGGAAAAAAAGCAAAAAAATGTAAAAGAAAAGATGGAAAAATATTTCAGCTCCCAAGACGTTTTACTAGAAAAAGGTGCTCTAAAAAAATACGCGGATTTACTATGCGTTCTTCATGCGCACCATATAAATATTGTAAAAAATAAATTACCATAAATAAATATGACTTAATATTTTCGCATTATAATAACCTTTTGATTTCGCTTTTTCTAATTTTATTGCTTCATTACGTTTTTTTGTTCCTGAATGACGTGAAAAATAATTTTGCATTCTGCGACGTGTATTGTGATCTTTATATGCATATAATTTTAATGGTGTGCGGTCTTTATATTGTGGATAATCAGAAGCACCAAAATGTATTTTTCTTATTGTTTTTGTTTTTTTATTTTTTATAAAAGCTGTATATTTTTTTCCTTTTATTTTACTTTTCTCAAATTTTAATATTTTTTCTTTCATATATATTATAAAAATATTTTAAAATCTATTTTAAAAGGATTTAATATAATAATATAATTAATAAAATTTTCATATGTTAAATAAATTCATAAAAAAAGAACTATTATATGGAGCAAATAATTATAAACCTTTAAATGTTATTATAAAACAAGGTAAAGGAATTTATTTAACAGATATAAATAATAAAAAATATATGGATTTCTTATCTGGATATAGTGCTGTTAATCAAGGTCATTGTCATCCTAAAATTATTGATGCGTTAAAAAAACAATCTCAAACTTTGACTTTGACTTCAAGAGCATTTTATAATAATAAACTTGGTGAATTATGTGAATATTTATGTAATACTTTTAATTATGAAAAATTTATACCTATGAATACAGGAGTTGAAGCTGGAGAAACCGCCATTAAAATAGCCAGAAAATGGGGTTATGAAAAGAAAAATATTACACCTAATAAAGCTGTAAATTTATTTTGTAATAATAATTTTTGGGGACGAACTATTGCAGCTTTATCATCATCTAGTGATAATACTTGCTATACTAACTTTGGTCCTTATACAAACGGATTTGAATTAATAGAATACAATAATTTAGAAATTTTAGAAAAAAAACTTATTAATAACCCTAATATTGTATCATTTATGTTAGAACCCATACAAGGTGAAGGTGGAATAATTATTCCAAATAAAGATTATATTAAAAATGTATATAAATTATGTAAAAAATACAATGTATTGATGATATTTGATGAAGTACAAACTGGATTAGGTAGAACTGGGAAATTATTAGCTTGTGATTATGATAATATTAGACCTGATATGTTAATATTAGGAAAATCATTATCTGGCGGAGTTTATCCTATTTCTGGTGTTTTAACTAGAAGTGAAATAATGGATGTATTAACTCCTGGTACTCATGGTTCAACTTATGGTGGCAATCCTTTGGCTTGTGCCATAAGCATGGAAGCAGTTAATATAATTTTTGAAGAAGATTTGATAAATAATTCTTATAAAATGGGCAAATATTTTAGGGATGAATTAAATAAATTAAAATTAAAAAATGTTACAGATATTAGAGGCAAAGGTTTATTAAATGCTATTGAATTTAATAATAAAAGAAATGCTACAAGGGGACTAAAATATTTAAAAAATAATGGATTATTGACTAATATTACAAAAAATAAAATATTAAGATTAACACCTCCATTAATAATTAATAAAAATCAAATAAATAATGCTTTGGAAATAATTGAAAGTTCATTAAATTATGATTAATTTGTAGGAGCAAATTAAATTATATATTATTATAATTATATTTAATAATATATAATGAATGTTCCTATTAAATATTTACCAAAACGTCTTACAAAAAAAGACAAGATTAAGCAAGCAAAACAATTAAGAAAATCTCGTAATGCTTATAAAAAAGGGATTTATATACATAGAAAACCTTTAGCATCATATAAAAATAAAAAATCTCAGCATTTAGTTAATGCTGAGAAAATATATAAAGTTAAAAATATTGCTGTTAATAAAGAATTAGCTAAAAAAACTGGATGCTCTATTAAAGCTCTTAATAAAATTGTAAAGAAAGGTCAAGGAGCATATTATTCATCAGGTTCTAGACCAAATCAAACAGCTCATAGTTGGGGTATTGCTCGTTTAGCTAGTTCTATTAGTGGTGGTAAAGCAGCAGCAGTAGATTATAATATTTTAGAAGAAGGATGTATGAATAATTCCAAAGCACTTAAATTAGCTAAAAAATCGCGTATAAAAAATGGTTACGGAACACGAAAAGTAGCTAAAACAAAAATATAAAGGTTTTCTATTTTTAATTATAATTTATTTGTTTGATAAATTATAATTGTAATATTGTTTTACTATTTTTTCATATTTACTTAGCGTATTTTCGCCCATATTTCATCCATAATAATACACTAACAGTAAAACCTAATAAAAATCCGGCTACACACTGATCAGGATGTTCCGATAAAAATAATCTTGTTACCATAGGACCAATGAAAAATGTTAATAAAGAATAAAATACCATAATCGCTATTGTTGTAGGATTGCTTAAATGAACCATTTTATAAAATATATTTATAAAAAAATAAATATATTTTATAAAATAATGAAATTATTAAAAATTATCTAGAATACATTAAATCTGCTAAACCTGATTGGAAAAGTAATACATTATAGCGTTCTTCATAAATATGTAAATCATAATTATATTGATATATGGATGTTGGTTCTTTAGATGTAGCAATTACTTCACCTGTTTCTGGATCACAAATAGTTGTAAAATTTACATTTACTGGATCTAATGGAGGATTTGAAGTTAAATCAAATTCGAACTCTACATTTTTAAATTTGTTAGTATTAAAAGCACCACTAGGTTGATATTTATATGGATCACTATTTAATCCAAAATTATAATGATATAAACCTTCTTTAGAATTACCAGATGTCCGTGTATATTTTTCTATTTTACTATATACTCCTTCTGGAAGATCATCTTCTCTGGTTTTACCATCACAAATTAAAGCAAATCTATTTAAAATACTTTTAAAATTTTTTTGTTCAAAATCATCTGGTGAATTTCCTGTAATGTATATGTTTTTTGATAAATCTTGTATTTGATATAAATCTGGTTTGCTATAAAATATTTCATTATTATCATTTTTTAATTTTGTTAATTTATATGGTCTAATATTCTCATAGGGCCAATTGGTATAATTAGACCATTCATTTCTTTGTTTAACATCATTTCGTTGAAAATGCCACATCCAATTACTTACTAATCCATTTGAACTTTCAAGTTTAACTTTAGATGATTTATTTACTTTTTCATAATCATATTCATATACTTCTTTAATTAAATATTCTTGAGTGTTATTAGCAAATAATGTTCGTTCTTCATTATCTAAAAAACATTGAGTTGTTATTAAATGTATGTCTGGATTAAATTCAACACGTGTATCATCATATGTAGTCTCTTGTGTTATAAATGATATATCAGGTGGATTAGTAAATTTATACATTAAATGAGCATTTTCAGTTTGATCAGGTTTAATTCTAACATTATTATCATATTTTTCTTTATTTAATACATCTCTTATTGTAAATAACTCAGTTAAAGGACGTAAATCAAAACGAATTTCTAATTCGGCATATTGTAAACATATTAAGGGTAGAGCCATAGTAGACATTAATGTAAACCATATATTAATTGGAATATATAATTGTTGACCTCTAATTGATGGTTCTATTCCACTTATGTCGCTATTTGTTTGATAATAAGCATTAGGATAATTATTATTATTATCAGCGAAATTAGCAGGATCATTTAATTCAGGTATATTGCCAGTCATAATATTAAATAATTCTTTTTTGCTTGCATCAAAATCACGTTCTACCATATTTTGTAAATAACTACCTGAGAATTTTTGAACCAAAGCCGGACCTATAAAGAAACGCACCTCTTTAATTAATTGTGTTCCTATGTTTTTTATCCATTTAAATTCATATGGTCTATATTCACCATTAACATTCAAAATTGGACTATATATATTTGGTAAATTAATTACTAAATATGTATCCATTAATAAATCACCATAACGAGGAATTTTAAAAGTTACTTCTGGTGTTTCTTTAGTAATCTCTATTTTACTATTTCCACGAGTATCTACTCGATATTTTTGCAATCCAAAATTTGTATATTTAGCATATTTATTCTTAAAAAAACTTTTAGTAGGATTTCCATTTAATATTATATTTTGATTACCTACTGCTATTAAATTCAATAGACCACCGGCCATTATATATACTATTTTATTATAAAAGAATAATTTTATATTATTATTTTATTCACTATTAATTATTAAAATAAATATAATTATTTAATAAAATATTTATTAAGTAATAATATATTATTATTATAATAGATATAAAAAATGGATGATAAAAAAGAACAATTAGGTGAATTTGTTAAAAATATTGGTAAAGGTGCTAATTTAACTATTATTACATTTGTGGTTATTTTTATTATATTATTTTCTCTTTTTACATGGATATTTAATACATTAAGTTTAAAAGATAATGCTTGTAAAAAAATGGATTCAATATACAATGAAATTACATTTAAATATAAAGGAATTTCATTTATAAATGAAAATGATATTATAATTGATAAAAGTACGACTTATAATACATTAAATACTAAAATTGATACTGTCAGTGATAAAAATGAAAATAATGAAAAAATATATGATAATAGTAAAAATGCTTTTTTTATAAATTATAATGTTAAAGCTGCCTATAATTGTTGTTGTGGCGATGGTTATAAAAATAATTTTGTAAATATGTGCGCTTTAGAAAAATGTATTTTTGCTGGAGCAAGATTTTTAGATTTTGAAATATATTCTTTGAATAATGAACCTATTATTGCTGCTTCAACAGCAAACAATAATTCTATTAAAGAAACATATAATTATTTAGAGATGGGTAAAATATTAGAATATATATCAAATAATGCTTTTTTTCATGAATCTACTGAAGCTGCCGATGATCCTCTAATATTACACTTTAGATTTATGAGCACAAATAAAATAATTTATGATAAAACAGCAGAATATTTAAAAGAATATTTAGCTGATGATTTATGGCCTTATACATGTGACAGAGATAATTATGATCATCGCAGTATATTAGAAAGAAAAATCAAATATTTTTCAAGAAGAGTAATATTAATTGTGAATTGTTTTCATGGTATTAGATTACAAGATACAAAATTATATGAATTAACTAATATGGAATCCGGTACAAAATATTGTCCTTTATACCATTATAATACAATTGGAGGTACAAATAATAGTTTGCTTAGAAATGAATCAAAAAATAAATATATTATAGTTTTACCAGATATTAATAATGATACAAAGAATTTTGATATTGCTAATCCTATAAGTAATGGTTGTCAAGTAATTGCTATGAAATTTCAAAGTTTAGACAGTCAGCTGATTGCTTATTTTGAACAATTTAAAAAAAAAGGAGGTTATAACTTTATAATTAAAAAATCTAATGTTAGATATGAAAAAAATTTATCGCGTGAATATGAAAATGGTGTTAGTTTAAATTCAAATGACTATGTAATTAAGATTTAATAAAATTTTTTTATATTTTTTTATATTTTTTTATATTTTTTTATATTTTTTTATATTTATTAATATTTATTAATATTTATTAATATATAATGGAACATATGAATTTTGAAGAAAAAGAATTAAAAATATTGAGAGATGCGGTTGATAATGCTACAACAGTTGTAGGAAAAAAAACAGCACAATCTGAAGATATAAAAAATATTATTTCTATTTTAGAAACATTTTTAAGAACTCATAAAACTGTATGTTATGGAGGAACCGCTATTAATAATATTTTACCAGAACAATATCGCTTTTATAATCGTAATATAGAAATTCCTGATTATGATTTTTTCACTCCAGATGCTCAAGAATATGCCAAAAAATTGGCAGATATTTATTATAAGAATGGATTTACAGAAGTTGAAGCTAAATCAGGTGTTCATGCTGGAACATATAAAGTATTTGTTAATTTCACACCAATTGCCGATATTACTTATTTAGATAGAGTATTGTTTAATAATTTATTGAAAAATGCCATAAAAGTTAATGCTATTAGTTATTGTCCACCTGATTTTTTACGCATGGGTATGTACCAAGAATTATCTAGACCTATGGGTGATGTTACGCGTTGGGAAAAAGTATTGAAGCGACTAATTTTATTAAATAAAAATTTTCCATTAAAAGGTTTAAGTTGTACTAAGCAAGATTTTCAACGTCATTATGAAGGTTCTATCGAAGAACGTAATCATATATATAATATTACTCGTGATTCATTTATTAATCAAGGTTTAGTTTTTTTTGGTGGTTATGCTGCCAGTTTATATGGTAGATATATGCCTAAAAAAGAACAACGGGTTATAGATAGCGTTCCTGATTTTGATATTTTATCAGATAATCCCGATGAAACAGCTACTATTTTAAAAGAACAATTAAACTATGAAGGATACAATAATGTAACTATTATAAAAAAACCAGAAATAGGAGAATATGTAGATGAACATTTCTTAGTAATTGTTAATAATGATCTTGTTGCTACTATTTATAAAGCTAATGCTTGTCATAGTTATAATGTAATTTATGTAAATAATCAAAAAATAAAAGTCGCATCAATTGATACCATGCTTTATTTTTATCTGATATTTGTTTATGCTAACAGAAAATATTTGGATGCTAATCGCTTATTATGTATGTCTGAATATTTATTTAAAGTTCAATTGAAAAATCGCCTTCAGCAAAAAGGTTTATTACGCAGATTTAGTATTAATTGCTATGGCAAACAACAATCTTTAGAGGATATTAGAGCAGAAAAAGCTATGATTTTTAGAACATTTAAAGAAAAAGGTCTTACACGTGATAGTAAAGAATTTAAAAAACATTTTTTAAGATATATTCCTTATGCTAATGATAATAAAGAAAAAGATAAAGAAAAAGATAAAGAAAAAGAAAAAGATAAATCTGTAAAAAAAGAAAAAGAAAAATCTGTAAAAAAGAAAAAAACTGTTAAAAAACAAAATCTTAAAAAACCTACAAAAAAACAAAATAGTTATAAATTATTAAATAAATTAAAAAAACCAAAACCATTTAAGCTTTTTAATTA